GCCGCCGAAGAAGCTCCCACGTTCCACAAGTCGCCATTCAGAAATCGGGTTCCGTTCAGATCGAAGTAAACCGATTTTCCAGACAGGAAAGTGTTGGATGATACAGTGAGGGTGTTCGATGCGGCCACGCCCAAGAGGAGGGCGTTGTTGGCAACGGTGATCGTCCCGGTCGAAGCTTTGCCATCGGTCAAACTGACAGTTGAAATTGTGGCACTTGAATAAGCCGCTTGCATGGAAATGGTGTCGACGTTGCTGTTGGGCAGGACGCTCGATCCCAAGTCCACCGTGTATGTGTTGTCATAGGCCAGTGCGGTTTCGCTGACCAAAAGCTGGTTATAAACCACTCGGGAGGCGTAGATTCCCCCGGCAACACAGAACGGGATTAAAAGGGCAATCGCCCATCGAAAAAGCTTTTTCATTTTATAATCCTCCCGATATTTTTAAAGTGGCGATGCGTACCCGTCTCTTCCAAGTTGGGGACACGCATCGACAATTTAAATAATTTCCTAGACCTTAGATCGTTCCGTCGTTTCCGAGGAACCAGAAGCGAGGGTCAACCCAATCGGGTTCCCAGCGGGCTCTGGATCGGAACTGGAACACATCATTCGAGAACGCCATACCAGAAGCCGGATTCTCTTGGATGATCTCAAGAGCGTCACGACGCTGGAACACGATCCCCTTGCCAGCCTCACCGATTGACCACGCTTTGGCGGGAAGGAACCGGCTTACAACGAGGTTGTAGAGCCCTTCCATCACGTTTCGAGCAAAGGCCACGCCGAGGGTGGAGTCCGCACCTGCACCGCCGCCGATTTTCACGGTGGCGTTGGACGGATACCATTCGGAGTTCAACAGTGTGCGAGCAGAGAACTTGTTGCTTGTTCCGACGAGCAGGGTGTTGGGGTTAACCAACATCTTGTTGCCGAGCAAGTCAAGCTGTTGCATCAGAGCAAGGTCGGCGAGCTGAAGGTTCGCCGGGGTAAAGGCCAAGTAGCTGGCTGGCCGATTGTACCCGCCACCCGCCAGAGGAGCCGTCGCTGGGGCCCAAACTGTCGAGTAGGTCTGCGATGCAGGGATCGGATCTCCGGCATAGTCTCCGGCGGTTCCGATGAACCGTTGGAAGAACCACGCATCCTCGAGGATACGCATATTCTCTCCAATGTCTTTCGCTCGTTGAGCGATCTGGCCTGTTTGATCGTCGTCAAACAGTTCTCGTTCAAAGTCCACGATAGCACCAAATTTTTCATTGGTGATCAGGATGTCGAGGCCAGCAACACGAGTCCGGGGGAATTGCCCTCCGGCTTGCACTCGGCGAGGAACCGCACCACGGTGAAGCGGGGCGTAGGGCTCAATCGCCTTGGTCGAGAACGTGGACGCACCGACCATTTCGTGGTTGGTTTCGACCAGTTCGTACCAGTTGTTGGCGATCATGTTGATGCCCGCACGAAGCAATTGCGAAAAGGTGTTCTCCGCATTTGATTCCTGCATTTTCCTCTCGGCGACTTTGTAGGCCGCTTCCCGGAACTTAATCCAAGAGAAGAACGGGTCTTCAAAGTTGAAGCTTTCCTTGTCGGCCAAGTCCACGCCAAACGCCCGGCGGATGCTTTCCAGCATCGCTGAGGATTTGTGTTCGTGAACTCTCTTCGTGAGATTCCGGTTTGCCTCAATAAGGGGGCTGAGCCGGACGACTGAATCTTTGGTTTCTTTGGACATCGTCATTTCCTCCTTATAGGCCGCCAGTGATCGGGAACAACGGGGTGATTAAAACCTCGATGTTTGTACCGACTGCACCGGAAACGGCAGACTGCTGGGGACGCAGAAACACATAACCGATTTTGGATGTCATTCCGCCAGCGGTATTTGTGACGGTCTGAGCATCAGCACCGATATAAACTGCATCTCCATGGTTGAGCGTATCGCCAGCGGTTGTCTTGAATTTAAAGATACCTCTGGTCGCCACTTGAATGCCGCCCTGCGGATAGCCCGCAGAACCGTACACATTCAGTTTGCTTTGCTGTAAAGCCACACCCGCACAATAGGCGGCGTGAGCATCCGAATCCACGGGCTTGACGGCATGAACCGAGCTGTCGAACCAAACCAAGTCTCCTTGGTTGACATCATACGTCCCGTCCGTTAAGACTGGGTAATACAGCGGTGTGCTTTCATTGTGGATCTGATTATTTTGCGACGTAGTAGACATTTAAGCCACCTCCTTTTTACCTTAGACAATCAGCGAACAGGTCGTTGTTGCCTGACCCGACGGCTTTCCGTTCTGATTCACTCATCGAGGCGAACCGGGCGGATGGAACCGACATTTTGCTGATCACTTTTTTTGCGGTCGCTTCGACCAAGCCCTTGAGGAAAGCGATTTCTTTTTTCGCTTCCTTCAAAGAGAGCTTGCCCAATTCGGCGACCTTTTCTTCGGGAAGATCGACCTTCGCTTCCTTCAACAGGGCGGTCACAGCGAGACGTTTGGATTCGACGGTTTCGTCTTCATCCTCGTCTTCGCCATCGACCTTATCGCCTTTCGGCAATTCCTTGTCGTCTTCGGCTTCGGTCTCTTCCTTTTTAACTGCTGGAACTTCCTTATCCTTCTTTTCAGAATCGTCCTCGGATTCGGACTCGTCCTCTTTCTTGGCTTCGTCTTCCTTTTTTTCGGAAGCTTTGGCCACGACTTTGGCTTCGCCCTCGTCTTCGCACCCTTCTTTCTTTTCGGATTCGGATTCATCTTCGTCTTGCATAGCGGCTGTTTCCGCCTCTTTAAGAAACGCATCAAAGAGCTTCTTGGCCTCGGCGACTTTACTCGCCTTTTTTGCGGCGTCGGATTCTTTGACGGCTTCCTCAAGGGCGGCTCGTGCCGCTTCAAGACTCTTCTTGAGTCCTTTCATGGCATTTCCCTCCTTTCCGGGTTTTGCCCCAGCGGCACTTTCCACCAAGGCAAGGAATCTTCCACCTCGTGCCGGGCTTGTCACGATGTCACACGAGAATGCGTCTTTGAATTGCGTGACATAATTAACGTCGAGAATTTCGCCCAGCCATTCGACTTTGCGATCTTCCCACTCTCCATCAGCGTTGATGGAGAGGCCGACATATTCCGATTCGAGGTTTGGAAATTCGTTTCTGTAGTGAAGGGCGGTCAGGGCTTTCAGGTAGCCGTTCTTCCCGGAATCCGACAGGTCAAAATGAAGCTCGCCCGTCACCGCTTGGGCCCCGTCCATGGATTCCACCTTCACGTTCTTAAAATATCCACACTTGTCACGCACCCGGCGTTCCGGTATATCCCGATCCTCGGATTCGCTGGGGTGGTCGAGGAAACATGGCTTTCCCTCGAATATGCCGGGGGCGGAGACGATGGCTTCCGGCCCGTAGAAATTCATGTTGCGGCGGTTCCCCAGCCCTTCGGTAATCAAGACCACCTTGAACACGTGGCCCTCCGGGGCTTCGGACACGGATACCTTCTCAACAAATTTGGCCGATTCCGAACAGCGGAGCTTCGTGCCCTTCTTCAAAAGCTGGGAGAGCGTGTTCAGCGTGTTGGCTTGCGTGGCCCCTTTCTTTTTCGACTCGCCCTTGATGTAATGGGCCAGAGCGTAGGGATTGTCCACGTCCGGGTCGCCCTTCAGTTTATCGACGAGCGAATCATATCCGGCGACGTTTTTTTCTTTATTGTCCCGGAACATTGTCTTGACGGCTTTAATTACAAGCTTTGTCATTGGGGGTCACCTCCATCAATTTTTTTCCGTTGCGTAGGCCATCGAGATCGATCTTCTTCGTGGTCTGCGTCGTCACCCACAGCTTGACCATTTCCTCGTTCTTGACGGACACAATCAGGTCGCCATGACGCAGGGCCTTGACCCGTCGGTATTCAAAAATCAAATCCTGTTCGTCTCTCGAAAGCTCTCCTATCTCTCCCATAAGCTTACATGCTCCTTTGAAAACGTCACAACCATTAAATTGTCGGGCGTGATGAGAGCCTTCTCAATCTTCAGGTCACTCCATTTGATTTGTTTGTGCTTGCAAAATTGGTCGATCTCCTCGCAGAACTTGGCGAAGAATACCTTGACGCCGTTGTTGCGTTCGAGAACCTTGGCGAGGTGCATCGATCTCGACTGCGTGTACTTGACGAGATCGTCCGCCGGGGCCCATAGGCCCAGCGGGGAGCGTGTCATCGAGAGGGTATTGAACTTGATGCGGGCCCGGATGGAACGGCCAAAGAAGATCGGCGTGTCCAAGGAGATGCCCTCGATGGGCTTGCCGTTCTGTTGGGCCATGATCACCAAGCGGCCCAAGAGGGCCATCAGCACGTTAGAGACAGCGAGGTTCGACCCGATCTTTTCGTAAAGGGTTGATGCCCGTCCTTCTAAAACGTCCGCCACATTCTTCGCCATCTCGTCTCCTTACCTTGACTGAATTGGGGCCATCTTATTTTCGGCCCACGTATCAAACTCGACAATCGTCGATCCCACCAGCTTCCCGTCGTCGTTAAAAATCAGCATGGCGTTGGGAACCTCGCCCGAGGCGTCCATCGCCTTCGCTATCGCCACGTCGTTCTGATCGCCCGACATCAACAGGGCCCGCCACGACTTCGGCACGAGCCGCCAGAAGCATCCGCAGTTGGGATGGGCCGGAATGTCGCTGTCGGCCTCGTCCCGGGTCAGCCCACGGTTCTCATCGCAGATGTCGCAGACACGGTCATAATAACGGGTTTGCCAAATCTCCACAATCTCTAATTGCGGATTCGCTTCCGACACGTCGATCTGTGCCGACGAGTAAACGGTGTCCGCCTGATTCGTGTAAACCTTCTCGATGGCGTTCCACATATCGGCTTGCGGGCTCCCGGGCCGGGTCGCTTCCACCTCGTCGGCGGCGTCGTTGATCTCGGATTCGTTCATGGCCCCGAGGCGAAGGTTCTGATTGAGTGACGCCCGATAAGCGTCCATCCACGCCGACCAGCGAACCTTCCACGCCGTGTCCGATTCCGGGCCCCGATAAACAGGGTCGGCCTCTTTGAACATGGGCGACTTCGGGAGCTTCACGTCGTAGGAGGGCGGCGTTACCTGATCGATCATCCAAGCGTTTCTCAGTACGCCCTGGAAATAAATGTCCCTAAAAACCATGGAGGCCATCAGGATCGAGGCCGAGTGAAATGCAGACAGCGTTGCGGCGATCCGGCGGTCGATCCGATTGAAGGTTCCCATCTTGGCGGCCAGCGTCAGGTTCCATTTGTCCCGGCCAAAGTCCCGGCGGTATTCCTCGATCACCGAGTTCCGCATGGAATCGATGGCCTCGTCCCAAATGGCCTTGACGCCCAAAGACCCCTGCATCACGAGCTTGTCGATGGCCCGGAGGCTCTCGACTTCTAATCGCTCGATGGTGCGGTCTTGTTTATGCCTCATAGGGTTTTAAGCTGGGCCTTGAGCTTCTTTGCCCCGTTGCCCCGAATAGGCGAACCTTCGCCATCGTCGAGCGTTGGCGGGGGGGCTGGGAAGCGGCCCGCTGGCGGCAGGAGAGGGTCGGCCTTGTTGACCGAGTCCTTTTTGATGGCATCCTGAACCGCCTTGTAATCGTAGGTCGTGATGTTCATTTCAGCGGCGATCATTTCGGAAGCGGTCTGGTGGTCGATGTAACCCATCGTCTCGCTGAAGGAGATATTCTTGATCGCCTCGGTCGTCGTGTCCTTGGTGACGGACGGGAATCCAAACTCAACGTCGCCTTTCTCGTAAGGGACGTTGGCCTGCTCGAATACTTCCTCGGCAATGTTGTGGAGGAGGTGTTCAAAGTCCGCTTGCAAGTCCTCGATCACTTTCTCGAACGGTTCCGCTGATTGAACGGCACTCGCCCGATTGGACGATCCCGCACCCATCACGTTAAAAAACTCTTTCGGGATGCCAATGGACGTGGCGATGAAGCCGAGTATCTCGTCCGACACGCCGACGCTTCCCCGGGTCGATCCGGTCATGGCGGGCATGGGCTTACGCTCAACGGCTTTGTTATGAACGAACACGGAGGCGGGCTTGGGCATCGTCGAATACTGCGAAGCGTGGGCGGCCACGTCCCCGGCATTCCCGTCGATGGTGTCGTCCCAAATGAACGACGCCTCGAGCTGGGCTTTCAGCACTTCGGCGTTGTAGAGGTCTTTGATTCGCTTCAGCCAGCCGAGGATCGGGAACAGGAACGAACGGCCCCGCTTCTCCATCGAGGACACGTTCGCTTTGATATGCAAAATCTGGTGAGCTGGAAGTTGCCGTATCACATATTTCAGTGGTTGTTGTTTTTCGGAACCCGGCTCACCCTTGACACGGTAACCCGTGAAAGTCTGGTATGCGGTGGGGTAATTCTGGTAATAATAATAAACCTCACCGATGTCGTCGGGGTTCGTGATGATGTCCCATACCGTCGACGGGTCAAGTGAATCCCACCTGATCTTGTCGATCATCAGCTCCCCGAATGTTAAATACTCTCTCGACCAAAACTTTGAAATCTTGTGAGTGATTTTGTACTGCTTCTCGAAGTCCTCCCACACCTTTTTCTGCTTGGGGTTCTTGATAATGACCTTGAACCGCCGTCCGAAAGCGTACTGGGCCAGCACGTCAACGATCCGCTTGGCCAGTGGGTTGTGATTCTTCGCCTCAAAGGCCCGGGCATGCATGGTCAGGTAATCGTAAATGTAGAGCTGTTTATTGAACGGGCCGCCGTAGGTCGGAGCGTACTCGGTATATTGGGCGGCGTCGTAAGGTTGCTGGATGGTGTCGGTGTTAAAATCTTCTTCGAGGAGCTTTTCTTTCTTGAGTGATTCGACCGCCCGGAGGTGCTTGGCCTTCGCTTCTTCGAGGCGTTTGTTTTTATCGGGCAGGGCAATAAATTGTTTCTTGGCGGCTTCGAGGGCTTGGTTGTATTCCTGACCCACGACGTGGCGGAGCCGATAGGGAACGACGAGGCCGTTGAAATCGAGGTGGGACGATTCCTTCATCAAGGAACCCCGTTCGTCAAAGCGTCCTTCGTACAGCCACGCTTCTTCGACCTGAACCTTTCCGGCCCGCAGGGCTTCGTGGAAAGCGATCACGGGATTTCTTACGGGGTTGTTTTGGATTTCGAGAAACTCTCGGTCGGGGTCATAACTTGAGTTATCCATCGTGACCGGGGCCATCCGGGCGGTGGGTTTATTCCCGAGGCCCGCTGATTCCATCCAGTCTCCTGCGATTGATTTTTTCGGCAAATTGATTTTTTTCTTTTTCATCCCTGCACCTCGCCTTTACATCCAATCGGGGAATGAGGCGTGGCCCCCGTTGCCATTGCCATTCGAGGCGATAGGGAGAGCGACACCGCTTCCCACCAAGATCGCCGACGGATTCGTTTGGCTTAAATAAAACTCGTTGATGCCTTGACAGATTGCGTCCACCTGATCTTTATACTCCGAATTTGGAAACTCCGCAAACTCTTCGATCAATTCCGCCACCCAAAGTTCGCCTTCCTTGACGGAAACCCGACTCGAAGAAAAATATGGCGAAGCCAATCCGGCCCGGAACACCTTGTCGCCTTTCACCTGAACCTTCTTGATCGGGAGGGACGTGGATCGGATCAGGTCTTGGGCCAGAGACTTCCCGGAAACCTTGTCCTCGATCAGGAGTATGTTGCCGGGGCGGGCCGCCCACTCGCTCTCGACCGTCCGCTTCAGTTCCGGGTATTGCATCCTCGCCCGCACGACCCGTTCGATGCACACGCCTTGACCGTGGTAGCACAGCAGGGCCCCGACGGTGTAGTCGTTCGTCTCGCCGTCCTCCATCGCCGTGTCCCACGTCCATTGACGCCAGATGATTTGCGGCGGAACCTTGTGATATTTCCAGTATTCCCGTCGGAACATACCGCCCTCGTCCGACGTGGGGTTCTGCTGGTACTGGGCCTCGAAGGCTTGCCCCTGCGTCATTCCGGGCAGGAGCATCTTCACCTTCTGCTGTTCGAGTACCGTCCGATCCTCTCGGTCGTTGTGAAGGATATCGCCGGGCTCCCGGATCATCTGCTTCTTTGAAATGGGGAAGTAAACCATCGTGGTCTTTGGTGCGATGGCGGGCAGGTTCAGGTGAACGTAATTGCCCTCGGCCAAGAGCGTCCCGGAGATGTCCTGCTTGTGCGTCCGCTGGGATATCTCGACGATGGCCCCGGTCTTTTTGTCGTTGATGCGGGTGGACACGACCTGCTTCACGAACCGCACCGTTGATTCACGCTCCGCTTTGCTGTGGGCTCGCTTGGGGTCGATGCCGTCGTCGATGACGATGATGTCGGCTCCCTTCCCGGTCAGGGTTCCGCCGATGGAGGTGGCCATCATCGTGCCCCGGGCGGTGTTCATAAATTCACGCTTCTGGTTCTGGTCGGGCATGAGCTTGACGACGTTGCCCCAGTTCTCGCCGTACCAATCCGATTCGACAATGTCCCGGCGATCCTTCGAGAACGCCTCGGCGAGTTGCTGTGAGTAGGAAATAAAAATCCAGCGGAGGCCGGGCCGCTTTGTCCACGACCATGCGGGCCAGAGCTTGGACACAAGATTGCTCTTGCCGTTCCGGGGCGGCATATTGATCACGAGGTTTCGTATCTCGCCGTTGGTCACGGCTTGGAGGTGTTCGGCGATGCAGTCAATGTGCCAGTTGGGCATGAAGTTGGTGGCGGGCTCGATGATGTTCCACGCTTCGGGGATGAAGGCGGTCAGGTCAATCGACCGGGCTTTGAATCCGGCGATCAGATTTTCAAAAATTCGTTTCTGGAACTTGGCGTCGATCTCGGTGTGTTGCTCTTGGTAGTCTCTCATTTCACCAAGATACCAGAGAGGGCGACGAGTTCTTCGGCGATCTTTGGTGAGATATTCAGGTGGGTCTTGCACCCCGGGCAAATGTCCGGTGCGACCCGGTGAACGATGGCGATGATCTTTGAGGATATTTCCTGAAGCATCCGTTCGTCGAACCCATGCTCAAGCCGCTGGCGGACGTAGTATTCGTTTTGAAACTTCCGTTCCAGCATCCACGCCGACGCTTGCCAGCTCCCGCCGCCGCCGAACGTTTTTGGCTTGGCCGCCTGCTGGATAACTTTCAGGTTCATCAGCTTAAATTCCGTGATGGCTTTTTCAACGGCCTCATAGAACTTGGGGTGCTTCTTTTGCCACTCGAATATCGTTCCCTTGGCGATCCCGGACATGACGGCGGAATCTTCTTTGGAGAGTCCTTGGTTTAAATACTCGCAGATTTTTTTGGTGATTTCAGGTGTGCAGGATGACGGGCGGCCATTTCTCATGCCTAAAATCTTAAGGCCAGAGAGGTGTGTTTGTCAATGGTTATTTTTTAATAGAGATCAGTGTATATAAGAAAAAAAGTAATTGGTTTATAGTTCATGGTTTAGTGTAAACGGTGGAGCGTTAAATCTTCTTCGCTTTTTTCCCGGTGAACGATTCCCATCGGTCGATGATCACCTGACAGTACAGGGACTCTATTTCCATCGTCCGGCACTTGCGGTTTGATTGCTGGCAGGCGATCAGGGTGGAGCCGGAGCCGCCAAAGAAGTCTGCCACGATCTGCCCGGGCTTGGTCGAGTTCAGGATGGCGTTCAGCATCAGTTCCACGGGCTTCATGGTGGGGTGTTCTTTGGATTTGCGGGGCTTATCTACATACCAGACAGACGTATTGAACTGGCCGAGGCCGTAATGCTTGTGGGTCTTTTTCCACGTGTAGAATATGGGTTCGTGCTGGTATTCGTAATCGAGGCGGCCCATCGAGAAGGTCGGGCTGTTCTTGACCCAGTTCAGGACGTGGCGAACGGGGAGCCCGGCCTCACGCATCATTTCGAGCATCATCAGCCCGAGGTCGCCGCCCTGCGGGGCCGTGACGTATATACAGGCGGTGTCCTTCATGATCTCCCGGATGTTCATAAATACGGCGATGAGCGTTTTTTTCAGGTCGCCAGCGTTCAGTTTGTCGCCTTCGATGTTTTCGAGGTTCCGCCCGGCCTTCTGGAAGGTGTTTAAGAACTTGTTTTTGTCGCCAATCGCCACACCATACGGGGGATCAGTAAATACCATGTCGGCCCGGTCGGGGCCCATGAATCGCTCCACCTGCCGAATATCCGCCGAGTCGCCGCACATCAGTTCGTGGGCCCCGAGCTTATATACGTCGCCCTTCTTGATGTCCGTTTTCTTTGGAACCTTGGGGGCGTCGTTGGGGTCGCCATTCCCTTGGGTCAGTTCGTTCCCAAATCCGAACTGCTCAAGCAGGTCGTCCGCACTGAACCCGATTTTGGACAGGTCGAAGTCCATGGCCTTTAGTTCGAGCAGGATATTTTGCAGGGCCCCCTTATCCCATACACCAGATATTTTATTAAGGGCGATGTTCAGGGCCTTCTCTTTGGTGGTGTCCATGTCGATCACGGAAACGGGGACGGTCTTGTCGCCCCGGTCTTTCAGGATTTTAAAACGCTGGTGGCCGCCCACAAGGTTCCCGGTCTTGCGGTTCCAGACCAGCGGTTCCACGAACCCAAACTCGTCGATTGATTTCTTGATGGTTTCGTATTCCGGGTCGCCGGGCTTCAGGTCTTTGCGGGGGTTGTATTGTGCGGGGTTGATTTTTTCAATAGGGACATTCTCGATGATCATTCGTTGATCTCCTTCCAAGAGTAGGGTTGCAAACAGACGAGGCCGACGCTCCGCCACATATCGACGACCCGTTGCCTGTCCTCGATAACGAAAGCGATCCGGTGTCCCCACATGGGAGCGACCTTATTAAACCAATTCAGCTTCAAGACTTGGTCGGGCGTCTTGTTATCGCCCAAAAGGTGCAGGCCGTCGAATGGGATTCTGTGTTTGTTAAGCCAATTCACTGTGTGCGTTTTCACGGTGGGGGGGCGGGCGGAGACGATCTCGATGAGGTACACGTCGTTATATAAGACCCGGAGCAGTTCGGCACACCAATCGTTCACGATGTCGTCTACACACATGGCGTGGAATCGATCCCATGCGGGCTTGGATTTGGTGATGAGGGCCAAGCGGTGATCGATGTTGGCCAGCGTCCCGTCCAGATCGCAGATGACGACATTCCTCACGCCGCCTGTTCCTCCGCTGATTTCATGGGGTTGTCAAAGCCGGATGGGGTGGGTTCGATGCCGAACTGGCGGGCCGTACCATATACGGACAGGCAAACCGGGTGCGGGCACTTCCGCCAGTCGCCCTGCTCGAACCCGTCGCTGTCGTTCATGTGGTACTGGGTGTGGACGGCGTTGGCCAGCCACGCTAAATACTTGAAGTTTTCCACGGCCATTTTCCTCTTAAGCTCCTCGATTTCCTGTTCAGTCATCTGTTCTATTCCCTTATATAATTAAACATATAACCCCGATTAGCAAGTTTCGTCGCCGATCTCCTGCTCCGCAATTCGATCTTCCTTTGACTTTTCCAGCCACTCGGTGTAGGTCATCGTCCATCCGCAGTTGGAGCAGATCAGCATATGCTTGCCCCACGATGGGGTGGGCTTGTGCCGACACTTGGGGCAGGCCATTTCGGGCCGCTTGTCCGGGGCGGGTTCACGGTTCATCGGGTCGCTCCCGCAGGACGTATTTGATCTCCCGGAGCTGGGTCACGATTTCGGCCAGTCGGTTCTCAATGAATATCAGGCCCAGCACCCCAAGGCCACAAACGGCCACAAGTGCGTAAATAAGCAAGGTGGGGGCCATTACGCCTCCCCCCTATCGAAAAGCGGCCCCAAGGCCCGTTTTGTACGCCACACGGCCTCGTGGCGTTGGGTTCCCTCGTGGTACGCCTTATCAAAGGCTTCTATAAGGCCCATGTGCTGAAGCTCCGTGATCCGGGGCCGGGTGACGTGGATCATCCAGCCTAGCCGGGCGGAGATATCCCACGCCGATAGGCCGCCGGGGTGACGCTGAAGGAGCGTATATACGGAGAGCTGTTTGGGCCCGATGTCGGGTTTGGTCTTGTCGAATGAATCCCGGCGGGTTGTTTCTGTGATCGTCATGAGTGCCCCCTGCAATGAAGCCAAGTCATATTTGAAAACTGGTTGGGCGTGTACCGCTGGGACAAGATGACCGCCTTGCCGACGCACTCGTCCAGCGTTTGGCCCACGATGCAATATCGCCAGAAGTCGTCGTCCGGGTCGGAGTCGCACATCTGAAGCCGGATGCCTTGGTCGAAGTCGGCGATGAGGTAGCAGGCCCATCCGTTGGCCAGCTTGCTGTTGATGGTCTTGAACGGCTCAACGGTGTGGACGACCTTAGTCATCTTCCCGTTCCAGAATCTTTTTTATCTTCCGTTCGTAAGCCCGGATTTTGGATTCCACCGTGAAGATGAAAATGGGGGTCGGGTTTTCCTCGTCGAGTAATTCCCGGAGGTGACGGAGCGCACGTGTTCCTAATCTCGTCCTCTGTTTTTTCGACGGTCACCGCCATATCTTTCCGGTTCCGTTGCACTTCCCGCAGGGCTCCGGTGCTTTCTTTTCTCCGTTCCCGGCCCAACAAAGCCGCCCGCCGCAAATGCGATTGGTCAGCTTCATCCCCTCCGCCATCGGGAGCTGGCACTGGATGGCATTGTGCCACCGCCGGGATCGCCGCCCGCACAGGATGCACTGGAAAATCGACCATCCCCAGCGGCGGCGGGGATTACGCATGGAACCAGAACCCGCAGATTTCGCAGTAGAACTTGTCGGCGATGCGTTTATAGATGTGCGTCATTCCTTGCTCCGCCACGCCGCATCCCGGAGCTGTTCGAGTGCGTCAATTCTGTCCAAGCAAACCATCACGGCTTGAACCAATTCCTGGATGGTTTCGTTTGAATTAAAATCGGCCCAGCCCAGTCCTTCTCGCAACGTTTTTAAGTCGGTATCCATACCCATGCCTCCTTATTTTTCCAGTCTCCCCTCGTCGATAGCCACGACCTTGACGAATTTTCTTTGCTGTCCTTCCGTTCTCCAATACATTCCCGCCCGGCATTTCTCCTCGGCGGCGGTTTTGTTCTCCGCAAAAACGGTGACCTCTTCCTCGACATGAATCGTGGCGACGAAAACTTTAGCTTCGGCCATAACTAATCCCAGTGAAGCCCGGGCCCGTACCACGTCCCCGGCCCGATGTACTGGCCCATGTTGGCGTCCCACCGCCACAGGCCGAATCGCCAATAAAAAACAGTCTCGCTCCCGGGCTGGCCTTCCACCTGCGGGATGAACTGAAACCAAACGTGAAAGCAGAAAGGCCACGTGATCAGAAATCCGAACTTGGATTTCTTTTGAATGTTGGTCGGGCCCCACATTTGTGAACTGCGGTCGACCATGAACATGAGCCCGGCCTTGTCCCAGTATTCTTCCTTGGACAACACGCCGTAATCTGTCCCGGCATCGTCGGCCCGGCGTTCCCACCGTTTGATTCCGAACCCTGCGACAAGAATTGGATATTTACGCATGAGGGGTGATCTCCTTTTTCTTTGAAAATTGATTGGCTTTGGAACAGGTGGCGAAGTGGGTCACGAACGTTTCCTGCGGGGCCCGTTCCGCTATGTATATCTGGCCGCCCATCATCGGCTCGAAGGCGATTTTGATTTTCCACACCGGGGCCACGGCATCGAGAATTTGGGTTTTCCCGGCGGTGTCCGTCACAAAATAAACTGCTTTGCCGCACCCACGACACGGAACTGGTTTAAGCACGTTTTCCTCCCTGTGTATTTAAGGCATTGAAATTTGGGGATTCCTTTGTGGTTGACGGTGAAGTCGTGTTCGAGAGCGACATCGGCGAGGCCTGTGACGTAGATATCCCATGCGTTGCGAAGTGCAAAATACAGCTCCCATGCTCTTGAATTTGGAAAGTTAAAAAATTGATTCGGCTTCGGAATGACGACACGGAAAAGGTTATGCTTTTTAAATCTTCGGATGCAATTCCGGCACACGATCATAAAACCGGGCCACCCCCTTGATCTGTTTGAGGCGTCGCAATTCCTCTTCGTTGATCATTGCGATGGGGCGTGGATTGCCTTCGTATTTTTCTCGGTGGCATCTTTTGCATTTTTTAATCGAACCGTCGAAAACGTAAACGCCGGGCCGCTTCCCGCCCTTTTGGAAAACCAGATTTCCAGACTCGACATTGCGGCCCCACTCATGGCCGAATAAAACACACCCGATCTTCACTCGACATCTCCGCCCATTGCGGCCAGCTCCGCCTTCCACCCATCGGGAAACAGCATCCGCCTGCACCATTCCGCCCCGGAGACCTGTGGGTCTTGTGAGCGACCCATTAATTTAACGTATGCGATCATATACTCGGAAGCGGGAATTATCAAGGACTTCGGATATTTTTTACCAAGCCCGGGCCGCCCCGCTTTGATTGTTTTCTTTCTCATGGTGATCTCCTTGTCTTATTTTGTCAAATAGGGGGGAGGAACGTCCTCCCTCAAAGATTCCGCCCCTCCCCCGTTTGCTTCTCTCCACGGCCCTAACCCCGTGGAAATAGCCTGCGGAGGCGTTACCGCCCCAGCTTCAATCGTTCAAACCGTGGGTATTGATTGACCCCGTATCTGTCAATCTTGAGCTTGCCGGGGGCCACCTCGTTGGGGAGGCTCTTGCGAAACTCTTGAGCCGCCTCGAAGTTTTCCTCAACGGCTATCGGGTCGATGCCCGCCGCCCGCATCTCGTCCTTGGCCCGGTTCTCCGCTATCGTGTGGCCCACGCCCAGCCCGAACAGGCTGAACACCCACGCCCCGAGTATCAACGTCCCCATCAGAATTTCTCCGCCTTGATTTCTATTTTTCATGGCACAGACCTCCTTGGACACCTCGCATGACATTTGCCACCCTGAAATAAATCGGCCTCAGCGACCGGATGATATCGAGGCCCGATGTCTTTTCGGAATACCCCAGCTCCCGGGTCGCCTCGCAGACGAGCGATATCTCGGCGGGGTTATTGTAGAACCTGTCCCCGCAGAATACCTCCCGGCATTCGCTGATGTGGGCCAGCACGAAGTTATACTTTTGGGACTTGTGAATTATCGTTCTCCGCTTCATCGATCCACCCCCGAAGTGTGACTATCGCCTGATTGAATGTTTCGCAATGCTTCTTGTTCTCGATGCTCTCTTCGTGTTCCTGAAAAATGACCAGCCGAGAAACCGTGTAACCGTCGTCGATCTTCTGCATATCAACAAAGAAAGATTTGATCATAATACCCCCTCAATTCCACCCATAGCATCCGCAGTAGAAATAATCAAACGGCTTGGTTGGCTGGTGGCGGAAGAACGCCAGCCGCCCGGATAACGCCTGCTCCGAAGCCTCCGTCCGCCCGCAATCGCCACACTTGGCTTGGCGGCCCGCCAAATTGGGCGGAGCCTCCTGAACGACCCGGGCCCCCTCTGCGATCCCGATGTGGACACAGCAGACCGGATTCCCGTTTTTGTCCTGCCCGTTCGCTTGGCATCCACACGCCATCATCGGATGCTTTTGTTCCTCGCTCATACGCCCCCCTTTGAAAATGCCACGATCTCGTAAAGCCGTTTGATCTCCTCGTCCGACATCAGTTCGATGTCCTCCCGTTATCCGACGCTCGTAGAAAAAAATCGGAGCAATTAAACGCAGATTTAGGCATTGAATCTACCCCTGAAACCCATTTTCTTTGGGATTCGTCCCATGTTCCAAGGAAAGAGAAGGCTTCTTTGGCCTCCCGCCCTTCAGCCCGTTCAATCGGACAGCTTGAGCTTTGGACTCAGACTTAACCAAACCGCCTTTGCGTCCTATCTTTGACAAATATCTCCTAATTCCTGGTTTTATTGGATTCATGACCATTATCCCCCCGAAGCACACCATTGACATATTTCCCATATCCTTTAACCCAAAACATTTTCTGCGCAGGCTTATGGCGGTTATTTTGCCACCATTTTAGCCATACGCCGGTCGAACAATGGCACTTGGGACATTCAAGGCAAGTATCCGCTTCGATCCCATTTGGCAGTATAGCTGTCCAAATGTGCTTACATCTTCGGTGCCATGGGAACCAATTTAGGCAAATTGCCACGTCCATGTATGGGCCTTTAATTTTTCTCATCCCCACTGATTCCCCATAGCTTCGGCTATTCCGCCAAAAGTTACACTTCTATTCTTTGCTGTATGCGATCCCATTGTGTCAACCCATGTTCTCCATCTTTTTCCGTCGAATTTTCTATCTGGTTTGACTATGTTCGTAGGAACTAACCTCGGAAGCCCCTTTAACCACAAGCACGTTGCCTTCGACATCGGATGTCCAAATTCATACGGATTAATTATTTGATCTGCCGGCCTCCACCGTCGCTCTGGAAGTCCCCTTGGATTCTCTATGGCGATCAACGGAATATTTGTTTGCGTGAACTTCATAAAAAATTCGTAACCTTTTTCCCTTAATTCCTTTCTTCCTGGCTCGTTAATTCTGCAATTGCTCATGTTGCTAATGTAAGTACACGGCGGATGCGCAATCATCATGTCCCAACCATTATCGAGAATTTCCAAGACATCCTCCTGAAAATGAGGACCCGGTCTTTCGGTCGGGAGCAAGTCGCATGACCAAGCGTCATGTCCATGCCGAATAAAAGCATCTCGAACAATACCTGAAAATTCGCAAGCAATGAGTATTTTCATGATTTATTGTTTTCTAACACCGTCAAAGAACCCTCCCCATCAAGAAGTGCTGTGCCTGTATATACATCCCGTCGAGCCGATAGTCGTTGGCAATGTAGTAGCTGAACCCAAACCCGCCATTGGCCTTCGGGCACTTCACCTTGCCCTCGTCGTCGACCTCGCCCACCAGCCATTCCGGGGCCGCCAGAAGCCCGCCATCGTGCGGAAGGTATATCTTCGCCCCTGCGGCTATCGCTCTGTTTATCGCTTCTAAGGCTACGTCCCATTTTAAGTTTGTCATACCATGCCCTCCTATACAATCAATTCCTAATTCAATTATATAGGGTGTTTACACCGATTTCAAGGGGTTTCTTTTTCGGCAAGCACCTTTTCGTAGCGGTTTTTAGGGGCGTTTCTTGCGGATAAAAATAGGTGCAGTTTCATAGATAGCTGGTCTTGGTGCTTCTTGACCATTCGGTGGAGTAGGTGGTGGCCCGGAATGTTGAGCCGATTGAGGACGGAATCGAAGGCTTTTTCTACTTCCCGGACGTGGATGACGAAGGTCTCGCCCACACACCGGGTATCTTCGTGGGCAATGTCGTCGCCGCCGAAATACTCGTTGTCGGCCAGCGTTTGATTCCACTCGCACTTCCGGCATCGGATCATCATGACCCTCACGCCAGAATCCCGGATCATCACGCCCTTGACGACCTCGGAGATTTGCATCAGGCGATCCCGGGTTTGCTCATCTGCGGTGAGGCCCTTCCCTTGGAGGTTATAGTAATCCTTCAGGCTGGGCTTGTGAAATACTCGCTGGATTTCCCAACATCCCAAAGCGTAGGGGGCCCGCTTCTCCCGATCCGACCACTCGCCGTTTTCCCGGTTAAATCCCCACACCCGGTATTCCGCCGTCTCCCGCCGTTCCAGCTCCTCGACCTCCTCCGGCATCATCCTGTAAACCTCAAGCACACGTGCGACCCAGCTCTCCATGCGTCCCCCTTTTGCTTTAAACGGCCCTATTTTGGGCCAGAACGATTCGCCCGCCCGTTTCCACCACCCGGGCCCCGAAAGCCTGCGGTGGCCAATCCTACCCCCCGCCGTTTGAATTGTGGGGCCGGGGTGTCATCAGATTTTCCCGGTCGCCCACTTCTCGGCCCACTTGTGAACGGTCGAGATCGAATACGACAGTTTCTTCTTCCTGAAAAAGACCGCCAGTTCTTCCATGCACTCGGCGGCGGCCTGCGGCGACCCCACCACGTTTAGTATTTTTTTACACCAATAAGCGTGGCGGGAATAATACTCTTTGTTCCACATCTGTATATAGGATTCGCCCCTGTCCCGGATGCCCTCGATATCCTTCCACACTTCGACAAGGACGAGGACGGGATTGGTTTTCCTCGGCTTCTTTTTGTTCCGGCGTGACTCGATTAAAATAAGCTGTTCCATTTGGAAAAAGGAAAGGCGGAGGCGATGTCCTTAAGGGGAAAGCACCGCCCCCGCCGGGGGGACACGTTATGCGAAAACGTCGTGTGGTTCGGCGTCCGGTTCTGGTTGGGCCGCCGGGGCCGGGCCGCCAGTGATCGAGGCGACGACGGAATCCCAGTTCTCGGTCAGCCACTTTAGGTCGGCCAAATTCAGGCCCTTGGCCTTGCCCATGCGAAGCCCGGAATCGGTCTGGTAGAAATCCCGTTTCTCGAATACCGGATCGAGTGGCTTGCCGTTGTAATGCCAGCGAACCGTCCAGTATTTGACCACGCCGCCTTTAAACTCATACTGCTTGTGTTCCTTTACGACCAGCGGTGGGATAAATTCCGACTCGCTCTTTTTCCTGAATCCTGCCATTTGTGCCCCCTTATATAATCGCTTTGAGTACCAGCTTCTCGTCCGACCGTTTGATTTCGGCTTCGACCCAGTTATGGTCGATCTGCACCCGGATAAAATCCTTCCCGGCCTTCTTCAGTTCTGTTACCACATGACCGCTGAGGACATCAAGCTCTTCCTTCACCACCGTGAGCTGGGCCTTCTTGTTCCACAGTGCGTGGATCGCCCGGTGCAGTTCGCTGTTGAAAGTGGCCTTGGTTTCCTCAAACTCTTTTGTTTTTATGTCTGGTTTTGTTCCCTTCATTGCTTCCTCCATTTTTGTTTTCGTTTTGACAATTCCGGCATCGGCGGGGATACCCGTCGCCCGGGCCTATATAATCCCCGCATGATTCACAGCACTCGCCGTCGATAATTGAATCCGCCGCATCGCCCATTGGATCACCTTGATCTGGTCACGGGGATTTTCGTTTCCAACACCCGAACCCCGGGGCACTTAAATTCCGACTTGAGGGCCACGGCCTGCCGATTTAAGAACACGGTGTTGGCCTCCAAGGCGATCTGCGGGGCCCGCCCTTCGGCCACGGCCTTAATCAGGGCGGCCATGTCGAACACCTCCGCCGAATACCGGGTCTGGAATGAGATGCCTTCGACCTTGGGGGTTTCGATTCGGGGGGCCACGTCCACGATGGGTGTCGCCAGAACGGCGTCCGCCATTTCCTTGTCGCCTGTTTTCTCAAGGCCCGCCGCCACGTTGATCAGGTTATCTTCCTGTTGCTTTTTCATTCCCTGCCGGATTCGTTCTTCCTGCTCCCGGGCCTTCCGCTTCTGCTCCGCATCGAACCGGGACATGGATTGGGCCACCTCGCTCTTCGCCATCTCAAGCGGGAGGGCCACTTCCTTTTTGACCTTGACCATTTCTTTGTGGGCGTTGTAGGCGGCGTCAACGGCGGGGGCGATGGTGTCCGTCCACCACTTAAGTCTGCGGTCGATTTCCAAGACGAAGGCCCCGGCGTCTTTGAACGTGGCCTCGTCGATTATGCCTTGAGCGAGAGCCCTCGATTTTTCAATGAGGGAGTGGTTGGTTGTCTTGATTTCGGGAAGTCTGTCCAGTATCTTTTCCATGCCTGCGAATCCTCCAATTAGCGATATTTACTGCTGAAAGAGCGACCGTGTAATCCATCGGGTCGGTGAAGGGAAAAAGCCGGTAATTGTTCTCGCCCATGAGCTTCAGACCATACCTCTTGCGGGCCGGGGTGACCAGCCCCATGGCCATGTCGTACAGGGCAAGCTGAAGGCCCACCCATTCGCCCATGTTGGCCTGCAATCCGGTCTTGAAATCGATCAGGGCCCGGGAGCCGTCCGGGAGGACGCCGATCACGTCCAGCGTCCCGCACAAAATCAAATGCGGGATGGACACCCGCTTCTCCCACTCCTCCGGCACGAACCCGGTATCCTCGATGAATTTCAAATACCCCCGCACGAACGGGACGAGGCGTTCGTCAAGGGAATCCCAGTTCAGGGTTCCCTTGTGGTAGAAGTGGATGGCGGCGTGGACGGCCTTGCCCCGCCAAAGGGCCTCCTCGGATGCGAACTGGATGCCGTCGATGAGCCCGGCCAGCTTCAGCGATTCCGTCACGCTGGTCGCCTTCTTGCCGTCGATCCAATACGAGTGCGTGGCCTCGTCGAAGGCAATGTTGGTCATACGACGTGCAGGGGAATTTTCAGGGCGAGAATTTCCGGGGATGGGGCGGGGTGCATCGGCTGGACGGTTCTGAAATCAAACCCCATCTTGTCGCCGATTTCCTTCCACGCCTTGGAAAGCGAAGCGTCTACCTCGACCCGCTTTTTAGAGAGCCGCATCAGGTTGTCGTAATCGCTTTGGGGAATGGTGAATTTCTCAAGCTGTTTTTGGGCTTCCCTTTTTTTCATGACCGCTTGATAATTCTTGAACGCCCATGCCGTGTATTTAAATATCTCCATTAGGGTGCCACCTTCCATTTGCCGTCCGGGCCCTTCCTGACCCCGAAGTCAACGGCGGTATCCGAAATGAATCGAGGGGTTGATTTTTCAACAACAGCCCGCAAGGAGTCAAGTTGTTCTTTCGGCATGGGCCCCACCTTCACCCGTATATAGGCGATGACGGTTTCGTTGTAGATTTTACGGAGCCCGGTGTATCTGGCCCGTTCCTTCCCGATGGCGTAGTTCACGCCCAGCGTGGTGGCGGCGACGAGAATCAAAAGCAGGAGATATCGCTTCATTGACCCACCTCGGTCGGCATGGCGGGCTGGTCTTTCACCCGACCAAATACCTGATCGGCGGTCGCCCGGCCTTCCTTGATGCCCTTCCCAAGGCCGACAAGGTGAACGTATAGGGCCTCGTCGGTTTCCACGTCACCCAGCCCGGCGATGTAATCGTTCATTTCGGCGTCGGTCACGTTCCAGTTCTTACGGAAGGCGTTTTTCACATCGAGGATTTTTTCCTGTAAAGACTTCTCGGCCTTGACATGAGACTTCGGCGGGTTCAGGACGAGCTGTTTGGCTTTGGTGAAGTAGGCGTCCTTGGCCCAGTTCGGGATGATGGCGAGGGCGGCGTTACGCTGGGCCTTCGACACCCCGGCCTGAAGGATGACCACCCGGCGGTCGTGCGACAGCGGAACCACGCCCTGCCCGCCCCGGGGCTTATAGAACTTGGACACTCGGAACGGCTTTTGAATCAGGATATTGTTTTCGAGATCGTAGGCGAAGCCCTCAAGCTCCCAGCCCTTGTCGTCCTCGAACGTTATCCGCCCGCCGGACACGACGTTTCCCCAAAATCGAATCAAGGCCAGCGATGCCCCGATGGTCAATCCTTCGACCGGAACCTTTTTACCCGTGTCGGAATTTTCGTAAGGGATCGAGTAGTACGCATCCTCGGCCAGCCCGGGAACCTTCTCCAATTCCTGCGTCGCTCGTTCGAGAGCGTGGTACTCGTCCCGGGGATAGCGGATCGCCCTGTCCATCATCACCTCGAGTATTTTTGAATTGCCAGTGGGCCCGTTGCCGCCCTTTTCTATCGGTGTGCCGTTGTCGCCTTGAGTCATTTGGTTGTCCATGCTTTTGTCCTCCATTCGTATATAAGAAAAGTGATTCTAAGCTTTTTTTGTCCGTTTGTTCAAATCAATTCTCGGATCACGGCTTATCTCTCCGTGAGATATCAAACGTAGATGCCGACCACCAAGCAACCCTCTCCCTTTCTCTTTAGGTCTCCGAAATTGGTGTACTGAAAAGGCTTTGTCCTGCCTACCAGAAGACTGAATCGTTGTTCAGGCGATTCGTTTTTAAAAAAAGATTCTCACGGAATTTGCCGAGTGTTAAGCCGTTCACTTGCTCGGGTAAGGAATCCTCTGGCTTTTCTCGTCTCTTCGCCATTTTTAAGGGTTGTCGAGCGTCGATTGATTGCTGTCCCTAAATTCTGCCGTGGGAGCAAGCTTGCGTTAATTGACCTGCATCCATTCCGGCCCTCAGATTCGGTTTCACGCATCCACCCGAATCGACCCCGGAAAACTCGTTCTCTTGCGAGATCGTAAGTTCACGGCCCAAAAAAAATCCCCGACGAATTTCTCCGCCGAGGATTTTGAGGGGTGGACAGTGTTTCTTGGGAGATCCGCTGTCGCACCCCTAAATTCAAAATTATGTTGGATCTCCCTTTCCATGGGTCGCAAGTTACGAAATAGAAATCCGGGTTGCAAGCACTATTTTCAGGTGAAAATAACCCGGCGATAGGGGGCATGGTTTCCCCGCCGCCGGGGGACAATGTGAGTCAAGTATTGAGCCAGCCTCGACGCACGTCCCGGAGGAACCGGATTCACTGGCACTTTCACGGTTCGCCGATTAGCTTTTTTAAACTCTCGATGGCTGATTTTTCCCGGATGTGTTTGGGGTTGAACGTGAGAACACGCCAGCCCATTTCAGCGAGGGTGTTTTTCTTTTCGTTGTCGTTCTCGGCCCCTTTGGCGGTGTGGTGGCGGCCTCCCTCTCTGACCGGATACGATCTGCCGTTGACGAAACGGGTAACGGGCTGGCGGCATCTGTTACAAAAAACAGGCCGTCCCCACCCACCCCCGTCGATTTCGATGGCGATTTTCTTTTCAGGGTACGCAAAATCAAGCCTCCAAAGCCGGACAGGATGGAAGCGATATTCGCTGGCGGGTTCTTGGAGCCCGGCGTTTTTAATTTGGACAAGGAACTCCCTCGAGTATTTTTGGCGGTCAGGAACTTTGTCGGCGATTGACAACGGGTGGGGTTTGGTGCTGTCCCCATATTGCTGTTTCACGGCCTCGTCGATAATCTGTCCGAGGGTTCTCATTGACAGGATAATATCATAGTAGTCAACCAGAATGTCAGCCCAGCGTGTCGAGAACTTCCAGCGTGTGGATCGGCGTATAATCCACGAACAAGTCATTCCCATATTTCAATTGAACATGGTATTCGCCCGGAACACCAAGAACGGTGGCCGGGACGGGAAATGCCAGCGTCCCGGGGATGGGCGACGAATAGGCTTGAGCGAACATGGCCTCCGTCCCAGCCCCGCCGTTATACCGATCCGAGACTTGGGCTTGGGTTAATTCCATGTCGTAGATGACGGATTCGTCAATCGATCCGAAGAAATACCAGTCGAGAAGATTGGCTGAACCGAAGGCGAAGTTGGCCGAGCTTTTAATCGACCCGGCGGACAGGTTGTCGTTTGCGATTCCCATGACCTGCAAGATGCCGTCGAGGTAGATTTTAACTCCTGCCGCCAGCCCTTTCCCGTCGTAGGTCGCAACCAGATGATGCCAGCCCGCATTCGGAACCTGTGTGTTCCCGTAAACGTAGATGGCCTTTCCGAGGGAAGCGTCGTTTGAAATGTACAGCGTCGGATAGCCGTCATTCACAAACAGGAGGTATCCCCGGTCGGTCGCCGACGCACGATCTATGTGGCCCATGATCGACCTCGGATAGCCGTCGTTCGTGTAGTAAATCCAGCATTCCAAGGAGAATGGTTCATTCCACTCGAAGTTGCCAATCTGCCCGGCGTTGACGTAGGTGTCGCCGACGTAGCTGATGGCGTTGCCCAATTTGCCACCGACGAATCCGTCGCCCGATCCGGGGTAGAGAATGGCGTCCCGGCCATTGGTGGAGCTGTCTTTTACGGTGGTGCCAGCCGATTCATTGAAGTGATACCACGCATAAGGGTTAAACGGAGAATAAACCACCGCCCCGGATTCGTCGGTGATGAACAAATCGAGGATGGAACACCCACTTAAATCCTTCCCGGTGACCAAGAGAACTTCTCCCGCCGTCACCATCTTAGGGATGGTCGTCCTCTGCGGTTCCTTCAGCACGTTAAAAAATGCGGCCTGCGGAAATTCGGCTTCGCCATATTTGAAGTTGTAAATATCGAGAGCGTTCGTGTTCTCGACCGTCACGCCACTTGAGATGTACGAGTAGGAATGGCCGTTTTGAAGATTCACGAACCGCCCGGGCGTCCCGTCGAGCTTGAAATAGATTTCCAAATTCGTCAGGTAGTAAGCCTGATATTGGAGGATTTTATTTATTTTCTCGACGGTAAGTTCTTCGAGGTAAATGTGGAGATTGGACATCTTGCACACCGCCGCAGTAAGGTCTCCGAGGTGAGATTGGCCGATGCTCATGACGCTGTTCTTCTCGAACCCACGGGTCAGCGGGCCCGTCCCGGAGGCGACGAGAGCCCCATCGACATAGAGATCGATATTGGCGGCCCTGAAAACGAATGCGTAATGATGCCACTCGTCGAGATAGGCTTGTCCATCCCAAGCGAATGGGCCCGATGAACCATCGCCGATAACAATCCGATCCGTCCCGCCCTCAATGGCGATCTGCGTCAGGTCGGGATAGGCGGCGTTTTGCTCGACGATAATCGCTCCCGAAACCGTCGCACCAGAAGCGATGTTCGCCCAAAAGGCAATGGTGAAACCGCTGATCAAATCGTTGGACAAATCCCGGAGCGACCACTCGACGTGATCGGCGGCGTTCGCAAAGTTCAAAACTTTCATGTTATCCTCCTGAAATTAGAATCTGATGATTCCCAAAATGTTCTGGTG